AGTAGATTACGCATAGGCATACTTATGGCTGTGTTATCTGATATTTTCATTTACTATTCCATCTCCAGGTTTGTGTAATAAACTTCTTTTCCTGAAGTTTACTATTTTTGGAATCTGTGTCGGTTGTACCATATTCTATTTTTGTCTCATGTGGAACCATATTATGACTACATCCAACTAAAAGAACCAGAACCAACGCTAGGCCAATTATCAAAGCCTGTGCCACTATTTCAGTTGTTCTTTTTCTTTTTCTTGCGATTTTTCTTAATCTTAAGAGTTTTAACGTCCTGTATTTCATTTTCAATACCTGATACCTTTTCTTTAAGAACTGCTACATCTGATTTAAGACCCACTGTAGTTGTAAGAGACCAACCAGAAAGAGCAATTAAAATTGCTAGAAGCACTGTTATTAATTTATCATTCATTTTTTTCTTTTTCTTCCCATATAACATTCGGAGGGCTCATAGTTCCATTTTTTTCCATGATGTCCTCTTAGATCAGCATAAAACATTCTTAGTTTTACAATCCATTTTTTTATGGGTTTAGGCATCTATTGACACCCCTCACACTCTCCTGTCTCATCAATAATAAGACCTTTTGGTTCATCTTTTACTTCTCTACATTTACAATTTTCACAGGTGCATACTCCATATATGTCCGCATGAAGTTTGCCATCACAGTGACAATCACAATTACAGTTCTTACATTTCTTGGTCACTTAGCGGCCTCTACACAAATAGGACAAGATTTTTTAAATCTTGAATGTGTGTTGCATTGAATTTTTTTAGATTCAATAATAACTTCTTTTATTTCTTTTTCCAATATAAGTGGTTTTTCAACTACACCAAATATTTTAGCAAATAAATTTTTAATCCATTTAATCATTTTTCTTTTCCTTAATATCATAGAAGAATCTATCCGAATCTTCTGTTCTCCATTTACTTTTATCTTCTACATTCCAATCTGAAGTTTGTACCTTCCAATCCCACGGAACCTCATCCTTTACTGTAAACGAAGGAATATTCCATATGATTCGATTGTTTGGTTGAGCTGCATAGTTGCCATTTTCTAACGCAAGTATGTGTGCGCACTTGTGTTCGTGCGATATTTCAGAATGATCTGTGTCTACTATATTACTCTCTGGATGGGCCCAGTCAACAGTAAATAAATATTTTCCGTCGTGCCATTTCTTGTCTTTTCCCCAGTATTTGCCTGATTGTGCGTCTAAGATATCGAAAGAAGTGACAGTAGGATAATAACTAAAACAATTCCATAGCTCCAGCTCATCAAGTCTATATTCAGGAACTTCTTCTGGTTTAAACCCAGGCTGAATGAACGCAGAGATTGGCAGACGGTAGAAGACCGCACCTTGTTCCATAATTGCGTGGAACAAAATCGGACGACCAGTAATCGAAGCCAGCCCGAAGATAATACAATCTTCAACTTCGCCATGATGAGTTTTAAGATCATGAAGATACTCTCTCCTGATCTGAGCATAAGTTGCAGGTGTATTTACATTCAGGTAAGCCATTTAACATGACTTATTTTGTAGCTAGTTCGTAAAGTATGATAATAGCAACTATAACTACAATTGTAGCTTTTTTATTATTTATTGCTAAGTTCCATATTCTTTTAACTTCTTGTTTTACTTTTTCCATAGTGTCCTCCTATTTTTTTATTGTACCCCAATTTTCCCCTCTTTTATACGTAACTTTGTTAGTAATTTTAAGAGGAATAGAGGTCTCCATTATTTTCTTTACAACTAAAGCCTCCTTATCATTTTTTATGGAAATACACAACTCATCATGTATTTGTATTTGAGGTAAAATTCCTTTTTCATATAAATTTACCATTGCTTTTTTAGTCATATCAGCCGCACTCCCTTGGATTAGTCTATTTAAAGCTTTGTAGGTAAATGCAGGTTTGTAATGTTTATCAAAGTTCTTCATATAATCTTTAGGTATTTTACCGTCTTTATATGTGTCAACTACGGCTGCTTTAAATTCTTTTTTTGCTCCTTCTTTCGTGAGTATAGGTACGGGGTCATATCTATTAGTTGTATTATTCCATTCTCTATCTCGTGTCTCCCATTTATTAAATCTACAAAACCTATCTTCTAAGGTGAATAATAGTTTATGCTCTTCTGCAAATTGAATTAAGTCTTGAGATAGTCGTCTTACAAAAGGTGCTTTAGCATGGTAAGTATTAAATAATTTAGTAGCTGCTTCTCTGTCTAACTCTAATTCTTTTTGTAATTTCATTTTTCCCATACCATAGAAAAGCCCTAAGTTAATAGTCTTGGCCGTGATCCGTGGTATGTTAGCCATGTCTGCTACAGTTTGGTGAAAGTCCACGTCTTTTTCTTTATAAGCCTCTTCAATTGTTTTTAAACTTTCTATTAAATTTAATGGGATTTCTGTTTCGTTGGAATCTATATAAGTTTTTAATGCGTAATGAACAACGAGTCGTGGTTCCTGTTGAGAATAGTCAAAGCTCCCCCACGTACAACCTTCATCAGGAATAAATAATTCTCTCATTCGTTTACCATAGTATCCTTTAGCAGGAATTTGTTGTAGGTTTGGATTACTCATTGAAAATCTGCCTGTAACCGTTCCTCCTTGATCGGATCTAATTTGATTTATATCTGCATGGATTCTTCCATTATGTACGAAACCTAATAGACCTTCAACAAATGTATTTTTAACTTTGTCACACTCTCTTGCTATTACAATCATACGTAAGAAACGATTCTTGTGAGTCTTAAGATAATCTTTTGGAAGTTGAGGTAATCCAGACTTGGGTGTTTTCTTATAATCTGTAATTTCTTGGTTATCTAATAATTTTTTAATAGAAGAAGCAGCCCAGATTTGTACATCGACACTTGTTCGATCTTTTATTAATTTAATTAGATTAACTCTACGTTTGTCTAACCATTTTCCAAAAATCTTAGCTTTTTCGACATCTATTTTAACTCCTTTGAATTTCATGTCAACCAAACAAGGAAATAATTTTGTTTCTAATTCAAAAATTTTTCTACAAGTTTTTTCTTCAACGAGGTTGCCTTCTTCGTTGTATTTAGTATATAATACTTCGTCCAAATGTTTTGTGTCAAATAATTCCCACAGTTTTAAAGTTAAGTTTACATCTTGTTCTGCGTAATCTTTTACTAAATGATAAGGGAGCTTGTGCATGTTAGTCATTGGATCTTTTATTGTTCCATTAGACCAGTCTAAAACTTTAGTTGCTAAATCGTATTTATATTTAGTTTCGTTTAAATAATCTTTACTAATAGAATCTAATGAATATCTCATTCTTGTTTCATCAATTACAGAAGTTGCTATCATTGTGTCGAGTAATGGTCCTCGCGGCATCTCTCCAGTTGCCGATCTAATCCAACATACGTCGTACATGGCATTGTGAAAAACCTTACGTAAACCCTTGTTTTTAAACACTTTTTCGTTCAAATAGTTCCATGTTTCTTTAGTGTTTAAATTATCTGTCATGTTATGTGCAATAGGAAAATATAAAGTTTGGTTCTTTGTAGCTATAGCTATGCCACAAACAAAACCATCTTTTCTAACTGCACCAGACCCTTTTGTTTTTAAATTAGGATCATAGGTTTCTAAGTCAACTGCAACAGTATCTATACCTTTTAAATCTAAATCACTTAACTGTGGAACAGCACACATTATTTATTTTTCTCCGGATAATCACGATCAATTGCCATTTGACAATAATGAATTGCTTTCTCTAAATCTTGTTTTTGCCCTTTTTGCTTATGACGACATAAATATTTAATCGCATTTCCTTCGGCAAAGGGTAAATTATTTTTATTTATAAATTCTGAAGGTTGAATCGTCATCGATTGATAATGATCTCCCCCTACTTGTTTTTTATATACCTCATTCATTTTTTCTCCCTAATGTTGTTTTATATTTTCCTGGGCTTTTTGCTAAAGTCCAGTAGTCAAAGATTCCTCTACTGTACGCTGTGTAGGTTAGTCTTAATTGAGTAAACCAATCTTCTCTTCGTGTTAGAGTATGGTCTACAATAACATTATCAAATGTTAGGCCCTTGACTTCATGAATATTTCCATATTTAATTTGAATGTTCTTATCAAAATCAAAACCTTTGGCTAAGACTTTTTTAATGTAAATTAATTTTTCTTTTGTAGTTTTAGAAGGAACTCTAATCAAATCAAAGTCCCTGTATTGTTTACAGTCTGGTTTTAATAACCCTTTAGTTATTAAATTATCT